CCAAAGCGACGTATACCGATTACACCGGCTCGCAGGCGCACGCCAACCCGATTATTCTGGACGCTGCTGGCCGAACGCCGTCAGAAGTTTGGTTGACCTTTGGCGATGCCTACAAGTTCATCCTGAAGGACAGCAACGACACGCTGGTCGGTACGTTTGACAATATCGAAGGTATTCCGCCTTTCTACACGGCGCGCGCCTGGGTGGTGTTCAACGGCACGTCGGGGGCCATAATTTCCAACCTGAACGTGAACAGCGTCGTCAGGAACGCGACGGGCAACTACACGATCACCTTTACATCTGGCATCCTCGCCAACGCCAACTACGCCGTAAGCGGCTCGGCGCTAGGCACGACCAGCGTCGCCCCGTTCGTATTTGCCGACAACACGACGACCCCCACTGCCGTGACGCTGCGCGTGCAGGTGCTGTCGCTCACTTGGCCGTCTGCAACTCCTGCCACGGCGGCCTATGACAGCACCCGCGTCAGCATCGCGGTGTTCGGGTGATCGAGGTGCGCCGCGCTCAAGTGACAGATCTGCCGTCGTGTCTTGACATGACGGCGCGCTTTCACGCGGCGTCGCCTATCGCTAAGATTGCACCGTTTGACGAAGACGGCATGGCCAACACACTGCGCGCGATGTTTGAGGACGACCGCAGCGGCGTGTGGTTGGCCTTGCGCGACGAACAGCCTGTCGGCATTGCCGGCGCGCTGCTGTACCCGCTGTATTTCAGCCCGTCGAATAGCGTGGCGCAGGAACTGTTTTGGTGGCTAGACCCAGCGGCGCGGGGCTGCGGCGCAGGCAAAAGCCTGTTTCAAAGCGTGCAGAATTGGGCTAAGGACAAGGGTGCCGCAGCCGTGTTCATGATTGCTTTGGATGACAACCGCGTGAGTAAGACAGACAAATTTTACAGGCGGGCCGGGTTTGAACCGCTGGAACGCACCTACGTGAGAGGGTCACAGTCATGGCAATAGCAACAGGTACGGCAATCATTGGCTCGGCGCTTATTGGCGCTGCTGGCAGCGCGGCCGCAGGCATTTTTGGTGGCAACAAGGCCGCCGACGCGCAGAAGAAGGCCGCCAAGAAGGCGGCCAAGGCACAGAAGAACGCGCTGGCTGTACAGACCAAACTTGTCGAACCCTACGTCGAGGCGGGCAAGAACGCGCTGGCCGAGTACCAGAAGATGGCGCCCTACGAAGATTTCGGCATGAAGCAGTTCGAGGCCGATCCGGGGTACAACTTCCGCATGGCGGAAGGCATGAAGGGGCTAGAGCGGTCGGCAGCGGCGCGCGGTCTGCTTCAGTCGGGCAGCACGCTCAAGGGCATCCAGCAGTACGGCCAGAACCTCGCCAGTTCCGAGTACGAGAACGCTTTCAGCCGTTACCTTACCCAGCGCGAGGCGCGCATGGACCCCTATCGTTACCTGTCGGGTCAGGGCCAGGCAGCGGCTGTGGGGCAGGCTGCCAACGTCGGCTCGACCGGCGCAGCGCTGGCCGAGATTGCCGCGCAGCGCGGCAACGTACAGGCGGCGCAGGCGGCGGGCACCGCAGGGGCCTTCGGCAACGCGCTTGGTTCAGTCGCGCAGGGCATTGGCAGTTACTACGCCAACCAGCCGTACATGAACTATCTGAGTTCCATCACGCCGACCTACAACGTCAATCAGTAAGGCGCCACGCCCATGCCGCTCGACCCCAGTATTGTCAGTAACGCCTTTGCGAACGCCGCCAATAACATGCCGGACATGAACGCGCTGATGCAGCAGCGCGTGCAGGGCGCGGAGAACGTCTACCAGATCGAGACGGCCCGCCAGGCGCAGGCTGCGGAAGCCGAGAAGGAAGCCGCCCAGCAGGCCGCCGAGGCCATGCTGCCGGCGGTGGCGTCGGCCTTTTCGGACCCGTCTGACGCCGGGCTGGACGCGGCTACGTCCCTGTTGCCCCCGGAGGTCGCGGAAGCCTTCACGCCGTTCATGCAGCGCCTCAAGGGCATAGCCGACCCCAAGATGCGGATGACGATCCTGCGGGCCGAATTGGCCAAGGATGAGGAAGGCAAGTTTATCCTCAGCCAGCTTGAGCCTAGCGCCAACATGCGGCTTCAGGAAGCGACGGCTGGCCGCCGCGCGGCGCTGGATGAGCGTCGTTTGGCGCTAGAAGAGGCCAAATTGGCGGCCGAAGGCGCAGGCGGGGGCAAGGTAGCGTTCCGCGAGACAGACGCGGAAGGTAACGTCCGCCTGTACGACGCGCAGGGTATTGAGATCGGTATGCTGCCCAAAGCCGGAAAACCTGCGGCGCCCGCTGCTGGTGCGGGGGCGCCGGGCGATAAACAACAGGCGCGCCAAGGTGTGGATGGTACGCTGTCGCGTATCATGGACCAGTACAAAATTTTGAAAAAAGAAAAAGCAATTGTATCGGCTGAAAATACTGCCGCTGAAAACATCGGCGCCCGCGTCAGCACTAAACTAGGTACGTCTGTCGGTCGGACTGTCGGGACAAAAGCGCAGTCGGCGCGGGATACCATCGCAAACTTGCGTCAAGCGCTGCTGGCGGACATCAAGGCGGCGACAGGTATGTCGTCTAAGGCTATCGACAGTAACGTCGAATTGAAATCGTTCTTGGACTCTTTGGGCGATCCTGACCAGTCGCTTGAAACCATTCAGGCCACTTTGGCTGAATTGTCCATTAAGTATGGTTTGGGTAGCCTTAGTGAAGATGGCGCCGAAGCCACGACAACTAGCGAAAGCGGTGACGTTGACACAAATAACCCGCTGTTGAGCGACGGGGTACAATAATGGCCGATCTGCGCGCGCTTACTCAAGACCCGAACTATGTGAAAGCTAATCCCGCCACTAAGCGGGCGATCTTTGATAAGTACGCGCCGACCGACCCGAACTATGCTAAGGCCAGCCCGGCGACCCAAAAGGCTATTCGCCAGAAGTTTGGCATCGAGCCTGTTGCCCCTACCGTTGGCGTGCGCGGCTCTATCCCGATTGCCGACGGCGTTGTCAACGCTGTACCTGAGACTACGCTCGTAAAGCCGCGCGACTACTCGTTTGGTGACGTAACAGCGGAAATCACCGCGCCGTCGCGTCAAATGATGTCGGAAGGCGTTTCGTCTCTGTACGCGCCTACTTCTGCGCCAGGCACGATGGCGCGTGCAGGCGAAGGCCTTGCGGCGCTTGGCAAGACCGTGTTGGGCGGGCTGGGCACGCTCACCTCCGGTGCTGTCGGGCTCGGCGTTGAAGCGTTGCCGGAAGCCGTAGTCACGCAGGGCGGCAAGTTTGAGCCTGTCACTGGCCGCCGCAAATTAGCGCAAGAACTGAACACCATGCTGATGTTCGCCGAACCTAACCCGGTGACGACAGGTCCGGCGACTGTTCGCGGGCTTACAAAGGGTACACCGCAGCGCGTGGTCAAGCCCGCCTTAGAGGCGCGCCCTAGCGAAGTCATCAAAAAGGAAGCGCAGGAATTGTTCCGAGCGCCGGAAATAAAGGATCTGAAGTTTAAGCCCGCAGCCGGCGATAAGTTGATTGATGATGTTACGACCGTAATTGAAAACGACGCGCTGTTTTCGCCAGTCCAGCACACCAAAGTCATCCGCAGTATGCGAGATATCGAAAAGACTATCGGCCAACCTTTGACCTATGAACGGCTTCAAGGGCTGTCTAGTCGTTTGGGCGCTGCGGCGGAAGAAACCAAGGATGCGACGCAAGCTACCATTCTCAGAAACATGAAACGGTCTGTAGACGAGTTCATGGGTTCTGCGCCGGATACGTTGCTAGAGACAGGCAATCTGCCGAAAGCCAAAGAAACGCTTTCGGCGGCTAAAGAAACGTGGAAGCGCAAACTCAAGAGCGAAACTGTTGAGGGTATCCTCAACGACATTCGCGTTGAAAGCGCCGATAAAGATATCTCTGCGGTAGCAAAAACTAAGTTTCAAGCCTTGGCTAAGAACGAGGATGAACTAAAACGGTTTAGCCCCGAAGAGCGCGCGCTGATTGAAGACCTCGCCGCAGGCGGCCCTAAGTCACAAAAGTTACTGCAACTGTACGGACGGGCAGCGCCTGGTATGGACCGCGCTATTCTGAGCGGCATTTATGGCCTTCTTGCTGGCGGCGGTGTTACCCTTCCTGCGGCTGTTGTCGGCGGCGGGGCTATTGCAAGCCGTAAACTTGCCAACCGCATGGCCGAACAACAAGTAAATCGTCTTTACGACAGCATTCTGCGCGGTGAAGTTCTGCCGCCTAGCGTGCCCGTTACAGCGGGCGAACGCGGATTGAACGCCGCCGCTAACCTCCAGAAGTTGCGGCCCGGCGCTGTAGCAGCGGAAAGCAATCGCAACTCGATGTCGAGGTGAGGACGTGGACTATCAGGTGTTGTTCAACCTCGCCGTAGGGGCTGTCAGTGTTACGGGAGGGTGGGTCTTGAGCCGGGTGTACCACAGTCTGGACCGTCTCGACGAAGATGTGCGGAAGATCCCGCTGAACTACGTCCAGAAGGACGACTTCAAGTCGGCCGTCGCGGACATCAAAAACGACATCCGTACCGGGTTTGCCCAGGTGGACCGCACGCTGAACAGCCTCTTCGACCGCGTCAACGAGAAGGCCGACAAGTCGTGAAAGTCAACGCCGCAGGTCTGGACTTGATCAAGAGCTTTGAGGGCCTTCGCCTGAAAGCGTACAAGTGCAGCGCGGGTGTGGACACCATCGGCTACGGCCACACGTCGGCAGCCGGCGAACCCAAGGTGACGCCGGGCATGACGATAACGGCCGCCGAGGCCGAGAAGATACTGGCCCGCGACTTGGGCAAGTACGAGCAGGCGGTCGATAAGGCCGTCACCGTCAAGCCGACGCCCAACCAGTTCGCCGCGATGGTCAGCCTCTGCTACAACATCGGCCCCGGCAACTTTGCGGGCTCGTCGGTTGTGCGGCGCCTGAACGCGGGCGATGTCAAGGGCGCCGCCGAGGCGTTCCTGATGTGGAACAAGGTTCATGGTCGCGCGTTGGCGGGGCTGACCCGCCGCCGTGAGGCTGAACGCAAACTTTTCTTAACCCCGGAGTGAATAACATGACTGCACATAAGGCCGTAGCTGCCTTCATCACCAGCCTTGTAGCCCTTATCGGCCTGTTTGGCATCTCGACCGGCTGGGTGACGCCCAGCCTGATCGACAGCGTGTCGGTCATCCTTGGCGCGGTCCTGACCGCCGTCGTCACCTACATGGTCCCGAACCAGCCCAAGGTATGACCTGGCTGGAGATTGCCGCTATCGCCGCGCTGCTGGTCGGCGTCGGCGCTGGCGGCTATCTGGTGGCGCAGCGGCCGACCTTCTGGGTTGGTCTGGGCGTCGCCGTGTTCAAGAGCCTTCTTCCTCATCTGGCCAAACGCATGACAGCGGAAGAAGAGAAGGCGTATCAGGACTGCGTTCGCCGAGGTGGCGAGTGGGACCCGTTCCGCAAGCGATGTCGATGATCAGCCCGACCCACTCCTCGTAAGAGTTTGGCCCCATAGTCTTGACGTGCTGGATAGCCGCCGCAATCAATTCCGCGCGGTTCATGTGCGTTCCTCTAGTGCTGCTTTCCGTAGAGTACCGTGCAAAGCGTGCGGTGGCATTCAAGGCGGTTGCCGTCCTCAAACTGGCGGATGGCGGTCTTCATGACTGCTCGCAGACGTTCGATCTCGGCGGCGGCTTCGTTACGGTCACGTTGACGGCGTTCATGCGTGTCGGCGTAGCTTTCCCCGATGCGGCGCGTTGTGTCGGCATCCCGCAGCCTCTCCACAATGTCACTCATCCCGCGCCTCCAGCGCAGCGGCGGGGAATGTTCATAACAGCGCCCATCCGGCCAGCATCCCCAAAATGAAACCGACCCCGGCCACGTAAAACAGGTACAGAAAAAACGAGTTCATTGCTTGATCCTCTCCAACAGTTCCTGACGCTCCCGCTGCGCCCGCAGCATGGTGTAGCGCTGGTGGATGCGGACGACGAAGGTGGGCCGCTTGTGGACCTTGACCTCTTCGTCCAGCATTGCCAGCACCTGCTGTTCGTTGCGCTTGGGCAGCACGGCATTCAAATTAAACCAATTGAGGTGCATCGTTACATTGCCTTTCTTGAACGTTTAATCTTAAGTTTAATCGCGCCGTTCTTTTCGTGATGCGCTACATATTCTGTCGTATGACGTAACGCTTCCGCTAGTGAATGCGCTTGAACGATGCAAACTTTCTGCCCAAACTGCCATATCTCTATCGTATGGGTCACCCTTTTAACTCCCCTAAAGCTATGTCGGAAATCGCGCGTTTGTCCGCCAAGGCGGCCCAGATGCGCTCGTCTATCGTCTTGTTGGTCAGCATCACGTAAACCCACACGTCCTTGTCTTGGCCCCCGCGATGGATGCGGCCGACCGTCTGCTCGTACAGTTCCAGCGACCACGGCAGCGACAGGAACACCATCTTGTTGCCGCCGTACTGAAGGTTCAGCCCGTGGCCGGCGGACTTGGGGTGGACGGCCAGCAGCCGGATCTGCCCCTTGTTCCAGCGCTCGACCACGTCGGCACCGTCGTCCAGCGTCCACAGGTGCGGGTAGCGGGTCTTCAACTGCGCCAGTTCCTCGACGAAATTGTAGACGATCAGCGTGTTGTCCTGCTGGTTGCCTTCCAAGATCTCGTCCAGCATGTCGAAACGGTGGCTGGAGAACCACACGGGCGTCTTGGACACCGTGAACTTGCCCGGCTGGTCGGACGCGACCGTGCTGCTGTCGTAGACCCAGCCGCCCGCCATCTGTTGCAGCTTGCTCGTCACGGCGGCGGCCGACAGGGCGGTGATCTCGCGGGTGCCCACCTCGGCCACAAAGTCGCGTTTCATCTTTTCGTACGCCGTACGATCCATATCGCAGCGCATCTCGACGACGTGGCAGGGCGGCAGCTTGTCCTTGTAGACGCCAGGTTCCAGCACGAATGTCGCCGGGCGGATGCGCGCCATGACCTGTTCGAGGGCCCCGCGTCGCGGCTGCCAATCGCCAAACTCGCGGTTGATGCAGACGAAGTATTGCTGGAGGAACGCACCCTTGGCGCGGCCCAACAGCGTCTCGTCCACCACCTTGCACTGGCCGAAGACGTCCTCCAGACCGTTCGAGGTGAACGACCCCGTCAAGCCCCAGCGGACGGGGAAGCGGTCCAGCACCTTGTAGAATGCCTTGAAGCGCTTGCCCGACGGGTTTTTGAGCCGGGTCAGTTCGTCGAACACCACGCCTTGGAACGGCAGGTCGGCCGGCAGCTTGTCGAGGTTGTCGTAGTTGACAATGACAATGTCACTGCTAGACGAGAGCGCTGCCTTGCGTTGGGTGGAGGTGCCGACGGCAACGGAATAAGACAGCGACGGCGCCCACTTCGCCACCTCGACGGGCCACACGTCCGTACACACGCGTTTGGGCGCCACCACCAGCCAGCGCCTGGCGTGACCGTCGCGCTTCATCTCGGCCATCGCCCGCAGCGTGATGGCGGTCTTGCCCGCGCCCACAGGGGCCAGGATCATGGCGCGGTCACGCTCGTACAGGAACGTGACCGCCTCATTCTGGTATGGTCTAAGTTGCAAGGTACGCCCCGATCACTTCTGCCGCTGCTTGCGGGACGATGGCATTGCCGTAGGCGCGCAGGCGTCCCACTCTGGCGGGAGCCCCATGAGCCAGCGGGAATGTGCCGGGTTCAACTGGCCGCCACTTTCCATCCCGGCAGAAGAGCCAGTCAGCATCTCGCCAGTGGCCGTTAGTCGGGCTGGTTGATCGTGGATGACCTTGCAGACCGCGTTCGGAAGTTCGCTGTCCTTGTGCGCCGCCGCTCCCGCCCGGCCCCGGCTGTCCGCCGCCAGTGGTGTCGGCCATGTCGCTAGAAACACTGCCTCGTTCAGATCGTTGTTCCGATCCTTGTTCAAGAACCGCGCTATGGCTTTCTCGGGGTCTTTGTACTCCCCGCCCGCATTCGACCGTGCGTGAGGCGTTGGCCAACCGCTCTCCAACAAACCAGAGCCGCTGTCTGATATGCGGGGCGCCGATGCCCGCAGCGCACAGATCTGCCGCCCCAATGGCGTAGCCCGATGCTTCCATGTCAGCGCATACAGCGTCGAGCCAGCCGAGGCCGTCCTTGCTTGCAACCTGCTCTCCAAAGACGACTGGAGGGCGGCACTCTGCGATGAGCCGATGGAACTCAGGCCAGAGGTGGCGCTCGTCTTCGACGCCTTTGCCTTGACCGGCGGCGCTGAAGGGCTGGCAGGGACAGCTTCCGGTCCAGACGGGCCTGGCGTCATCCCACCCGGCAAGGCGGAGGGCATGGGACCAGACGCCGATACCGGCGAAGAAGTGGCACTGGGTGTAGCCGCGCAAGTCTGCCGCAGCCACGTCCCGAATTGATCTGTCATCTACATCACCGTCCGCTAT